TTGGTCTGTTGTTTTTAACGATATTAAATCCACAACTTCTTTATATGTTACACTAGTACTTAATTTATCATTAATAACTGTAAATTTACCATATTTATTTTGTTTTGCCTCCATAGGCTTACAGTTTTGACTATTGCTTTGAGTCGTACCATCTTGACTTACATTTTTACTAATTACACTATTTTTTTGATTAATAATGTTAGTATCCACACCTGATTTAAGAGCTTTCTCCTTCTCTTGTTTATCTTTATTATTTTTTTCAATAATTGATTGTAATAATGTTGTCTTAAGTGATTGAATATAATTATCTATCTTAGGTAAAGAAGCCGTAGGTTGTCTAATACCTTCAAAAATTGTCTCAAAATGTCCTGGTGTTATTGAATGATTAACTTTTTGAATCATATAAGGACCACTAAACATTGGTACGTGTCTTAAATTAAAGTACATCGTAGGTTGTATCATAGCGTTACCCAACATAGTTACAGTACAAGCATAACTTCTATTTTTATATAAGTTATACAATGATGTATTCTGAGTGGCACCACCCCTATTATTTGATTGATTAGCCATTTGATTTAATACTTCCAACGATTCTGCCGTAGCTAAACCAGGGTTTTGAGAAACATTAAACCCTTGAAATATAGATTGATTTTGTGGTCCAAATTCAACATTAAACCCAACAACCTTATTTGACTTATCCCAATCATTTTTACCTATTTGATTTTCAACTAATGGGTTATCAACTCGTCTTAAATCAAACGCATCATTTCTATATCTATAATCAACATTCTCTTTTAAATCGAGTTGTTCACTTGGTTTTCCAGCATAAAAACAAACCATTTTAGCAGAAGAATCTCTATAATCAACATTCATAAATGTACCAAATAAGGTATTAGCAAATTCCAACGTTCCTTCCGGTTTTGGTTTTGGATTTTTAACCGCATTTTGAACATTATAAAAATTTACATATGATGGTATATTCATAACAACAAAGTTATTTCTAACCAATATTGTTTGAACATATGTTAGCATTGTCGAGGTAACATTTATATCTGTTAAATCAACTTGTAACTTTTGAATATCCACAAGAATTAAATCGCCCACATCTCTACTTGCTCTATCCATCAATAAAACATCCTCAAATAATGTTTTTTCTTTAAAATCAGTACCTGAAATCCATTTATCATTTGTCGCTTTAAATGATTCCCATAATTCAAGTTTAGTTTGTTTACTTTCCAAAACAGTTTCAATTTTAGGTTGAGGAGTAAAATTAACATTAGGTAACTTATTTTGTAATTTAATCATTGTACTGTTTATAATTCTATTAGTAAATAAATCTAAACTATCTAAATGTACATCCATTAATTTAACAAACTTATCATAATTCAAAGTTTTATCTTTTAATTTTTGAGTTGCATATATTTTAATTATTGGTGCCAATTTTTCAATATTATACACATCAAAAGCCACATTACAATCAATAAAAAAATCTGTAATATACGAACCACCATCTTTATATAATAACTCTGGTATATCGGAGAATCCAACATAGGTCTCCAATGCTTTCCACTCTAAAGGATAAGTTTCTAATGAATTATTTAATGTTGTACCACTAGGTAATGCGTTTGGTGTTGTATAGTTATAATAATCCCAAGTAATAGGATTTTCAATTTCTACTTTATGTTTATTTGAAAAGGTGTAAAATAATTGTTTATTAAATGACGATGGATTACCTAATTTAAAATAAACATCATAATTTAAAAATTGAGAAATCGTATTAGATATTTTTGTTAATTGTTTAGATTGAATGTCGCTAACTGATTGTTCATTAGTTGTTGTTGTATTTGTAATTTTCATCATATTTCTCAATAATGATTGGAAATTTTTAAACGATTTTTCTGTATCCGTATCTGTTGAATTTTCATCAACTTTATAATCATAAACAGATATCGTAAAATTTAAAAACTCATTTTCAAATTTATCTAAAGCATCTCTATCAAAAACAGAAAACATTTCACTAATTTCTGTATAATTAATTAATTCACCATTAATTGAGAAATTTTCTTGAGCACTTTGCCCATTAAACACTTGTTTTAAATATCGAATAGGGTCTGGTTTAACAACCTTACTATTATCAAAATAACCATAATTAGGTGCCGCCCAAAATAATCTAGCCGACCCATTATACATAGAAGTATTACCAGTTAAATCATACACTAATTCACTTAATATATTAAAACATTCATTCTTTGTTTGATTAAAAACACTACCATTTGATGGCATAACATAAGCATATTGACCATAATCTGCTGTAACAGAAACAGACCATGGAATAACTCTATTAGTTATACAATATGAGGTAGGAATACCCATAGTATTATCTATTACCGCCTCAGGAACATAATTTAAAGTAAGTCCTTCGGTGAAACCACTTTGAATACCTCCACTGGTGTAATCTGTGAATATATTATACCCCTGATAAAACACATTAAAATCATTTATCAATTTAGGATAGAATCCGGTATTAATTGTTGTTGTGTAATTTATACCATTAAGTGTTGATGCTGTTGTTATTGTTTCCAACACAATAGTTGTTGCCGATATTTGACCCGGAATGGTAAAATTATAAACCGTAGATGTTTTACCACTAATAGGGTCATAATTATTTTTATAATCAAAATCTTTCCAAGAATCACTTAATATATCAACATTAGTATTAACATATGTTTTATAACGATGCCAAATAGAACCTATCTTTAACGCCCAAGCATACGGAACCTTATGTAAAGCCGCAAATTTTTTCATAGACGCAAAAATATAATCTAAATTTTCTTCAGAATAATTTGTGTCGTTACCTGTATATGTTTTATATTTTTCTCTTAAGGTTGATAATGGCAAACTGTTAATAAACAAATAAGCGGAACTAACATATGGGTATTTAACACCATTTTTAACATTTTGAACCCCCTCTTGAATTGAATTTATAAAATATGGAGTATTAAACATTGAGGTTGTTTGATAACTACTAACAAGCCCACTATAGTTCAAATATTTAACATCACCTTCAGTTGGTAATTGTTTCGTATATGTTCTACTACTATAAAAATTTCTTAAATCATTTCCAACAATTGGTGCAATTACATTTTTATAAACAAAATTAGTTATTGGTTTTTTAACATCCTCTGATTGAGTATCACTAAAATTTGTAACAACTTTTTTAACAGTATTATATAATAATGTTTTTGTTGTGTTAAATGCTAATTTTTCATCTGTTGCAACCCCATTAGCCAAATTATTCTTAACCCAAGTTTTATCTGTAAATGGGTAAGTATCTGTTAAATCAAATTGATTTGATGTAGTAGAATTTGAAATGTATTCGATTATATCCTTTTCATTATTAACAGAAACTAATGGTTGGGACTCAGAATTATTAACAACACTTTTAGATTTAAACTCAAAAGACGCGTTTTCCACAACATTTTTAATATAACCTGTATTAAAAATACCTCTTATATAATTTTGCCAACTTTGGGAAACGCCCTCATTTGAAATATGTTTTAACACACTATCAAATTTAACTGAAGTAAAATTATATTCTTTTAAATTTTTAATTAATTCCACATCATTATTATCTGATAAACTATTTAACACATTAATAGATTCACCTTCACTAATAACGTTTGAAACTTTATCAGTCTCCGAAGTTAAATTATTAGTTCTATCTAATTTAGAATATTGAGAGGTTAATAATGTTCTTTCATAAATTTCATAAAAATATTTTACTAATTCTTTGTTAGCATAAACATCATTACTAATTGGAAATTCGATAGCATTTGTTGAAACTCTTACAGGGTCTTTTTTTGAATTTGACGATTTTGTTGATGGTGGTGGTGGTGGTGTTTTTTGAGTCATTGAACTAATAAATTCTTCAACAAACTCTATTTCAGGCCAAATATCATATAAATAACCTTTAGTTTCTCCAATAATATCACTATCACCAGGATATCTTAATTCATATTTTTCCTGACCTTTTTCCCCCGGAGTTTCTTTTATTACTTGAGGCCAAGGATATACCGGTTGATTTTTATCATCTCCGGAATCTTTACTATCAGCACTTGCATTAGCAACTTGTTTATTAAAAATAACATCTTTTCTAATTTTAGTATCTCTTTGAGCCCAAGCTTTAGTATGAACTTCATCCAATAAACGTAAAAAAGCCTCACCATTTGCAAAAACAACCGCCAACACATTTCTAATTGTTGGTACAAAACCAATACCATTATCCTTATTCTCCAATAAGGCCGATAAAGCCTTTGTTAATTCATCTTCAATTTCATTTCTTTTGGTTTTTAAGTTTTTATTCATATTATCAGTTAAATCGATAAATGAACCAGTTCCTTCAAATACAAAATATTCAGAAATAGCTTGTTTAGCACCATTTTTAAGAGTTACAGATGTGTTATGAAAAAGATTTGTCTTTTCTAATTCCGCTTGGAATTTTTTTAAATCTTCCGGAGTTGCTTGACTATTTTTTCTTTGTAATTTATATGTTTCGGTTAAATTAATATCCGTTGGTTTAATTTGTATTGTAAATACTTTTTCATAAGTAATATCATTAGGTATTTTACATTCCGTTTTTTTACCATTAATCACATAACTACCGTTTGTACCACAAGTAGAGTTTTCATTAAGTAATTTATTATTCTTATCAATAATCCCCTTCAATTTTGAAATTGCGTCAGACTTATTTTGGTCGTTTAATTCTTTTTTGAATGTATAAACTTTTGTATTTAATTTATTTAAGATATAATAATTACTTGTATCCATAAATTCATTAAACCATGAAGTTTTTACAGTATAAAAAACTTCTTTTTGATAATCCCTTAACTGAATACCATAGGTATCTAAATTAGTTAAAGGGTCCAAGTTTTGTTTAATAAACGAATCAAGAACATTTTTAATAAAATTATCAATTCTGTCTTTCATCTGCATTAAAGTAATTTCAGGGAAATCATCCGCAATTAAACCTTTTGATTTATACTCACTATATAATTCTCGTATTTTTTGATAACCTCTTTCAACGACAACATTATCTGTTTTAGTTGTTGGACTTGGACCACCACTAGTTTGACTAATATTAAATCTTGATTGATACATATGTGGTGTCGCCAATAAAGCCCCCATCGTTACATCAGCTAAAACAGTATATTTGTATGTGTAAAACTTTAAATCAATATCAAAGTTACCTGTGTTTCCATTATATGTTGTAGTAAAATTTTGTAACATTAAGGCTAATCTAACCGCCTTACCAAAATACCCTTTTATCGTTAAATGAAATAATGGGTAAGGTAAATTGAAAAACGCCGCATATGGAGAATTATCACCCGCTTCAAATAACGCCCTACCTTTAATATCCACCAACCTAATATCAATTGTTGGCATAAAATCTAACCCTTGTCTAATGTTAATAGAAGTTATCCCCAATAAACCATTATCCGTAGCCCCCGGTTTTCCGTTTGAACTAATAGTTTGTTTAATGTAAAAATCATCACTGTTATTAGGATTAGTTATCCCTTTAAAAGTTGGTTGATTAACACCATCACCTTTTATAGCACCTTTACCCGTTAATTCATCCGTATATGAATTATCTAAATAATCTTTACCACCAGGCTTTAAAAAATTAATTTTTGCAATAGAAACTGTTCTAATAGAATCATTATTTGCAACCCCAATAGCTAATTTAGTTCTTGGTAAGACATTACATTCAAGATTAGCGTACATCACTAAATCCTCTTGTTTAACGTATCTATCCTTCACTTTATTATCACTATCAATAACTTTGTTTGGGTCAATAATTGTAATGTTATTGTAGTCGAATTCGACCAATATATTTTCAGAGTTACCTACCATAATAATAGAAATGATTATCTAATTGAGATTTATATTCTTGTAAAGATGATACTAAAGGAAATGGAATTGTTAATATCGCAGCATCCGGTATAGACCATTCATCACCACCAAAAATTGGGTTTCCCGCAAGAATTAACCAACCAAAAGTTGGGGTACCATAATATTGTTGTGATATTTTATCCAATCTAGATTGACCAACTTTATAAATATATCTTTTATCCGACGATTTACTAGAAACGGAAATATAAGGAACAATAGTTTGTTCACCATTTAATAAAAATTGATTATATCTATTATAATTTTGTCTATTATTCATTTTTAATTAAATTGAGTTTTATCAGTCCAAATTATTTTATCACCATCATTCTTACCTTGGTATAATAAAAATAAATTTTTAGTTTGTTCAACATTCTTTGATGATGGTTCTGTCGTATAATTAAATTTACGTGTTTTACCTTTTTTATAAAGGTTTTCAACCACAAGATAATTTTTATAATCGTTACTCTTTTTAAATGTTTTATAAAACTTTTCTTCTTCCTTTAATTCTATTTTAACTTTATCTTGAAATTTATTAACAATTTTATTAAATGATTTTAATAAATTTGGTGTTGATTTATCCATATCATTAGTAATTATTGACGTTTTAAACGTATTAAAATCATCACTATTATCAAATATTTGAGACATAACCATAAAAAATCTTTTACCTGGCAAATCTGTTAATTCAAAAACTGTTGATGTTGGATTAAACCCTCCCGGTTCGTTATATCCATTATAAATAATACTCTTATCAATAAGATATTGATTAAATTTATTTAAATTATTTGAAACCGATTTATAATCTGTTGATAATTCATCATAGGTATCTAATGGTATCGGTTTACTTGATTTATCAATTTCTGTTGTACCGGAAATATTATATATTTTAGGTTTTGAATCAATAATAACACCATCAGATAATGTTGTAACAAAATTAATTTTTCTAAAAACTTGAACCATATCAACTTGTTGTTGAACGACATTACTAACAATAGTACTAACACCTAAACTAAAATCAGTTTTATAATTAGTTAAATATGTTTTTAAATTTGTTTTAACACTTCTAAGTGTTGCATCATTAAAGTTTTCCGCAATTAATCCTAAAATTATGAAATTACTATTATTATCAACATCTTCAATTGTTTTATTAAATAATTCATCAATTCTACTCTCAAAAACAGATTTACCAAAAATATTTACAGTAAAAGATGGTGGTAAATTATCAATATTAAAATTAGATATACCATCAGTATATTGTCTTTCTTTTGAAATTAATTGCCAAATACCATTATTATATGATTTAGTCATACTCTCACCTTGATTAACAATATTAGTATAATACTCTTTAGTTACATCTAATAAAGTATCCATAATTTTCATGTAGGTTATATCACCAGTTTGACCACTAACACCATTAACAGTTGTTTGTATTTGTCCAATAGTTTCTCCAGCAGTATTTGTTTGTTGATTATCAACTTGAGCAACAGTTAATGTTGGTTGTTCATCAATTAAAGATTGGAAATATTCTTTATCTAACTTTTTCCAACTATCATCCGTCCATTTTGCTCTTTCATCGTAAATTTCAGTATTAGCATAATAATTGAACGATAAAGCGTTTTGTAACTCTTCTACCGGTTTTTCTAATCCCATTCCACCAATCATATCAAATTGCATCGTAACATTTGCAATCATTGGTTGGATTCCAATACCCTCAGGATTCATATCAAAAACCAAAGGTTCATATGAAAAACCAATTGACCTTGGTATAATTTTACCATTATAAAAATCCCCAATTCTTAAAACTAAAACAGGTGGTGCTCCAAATGAGGTGTTTAACGCATCATTAGCTACTATCTGACCTTTATCCCCAATAACAGGAATTGATTCACCAGGTCGAACACATTGATTTAAAAACGTCAAACGAGAGTTTAATCCTTCAGGTGTCATAGAGTGAAACGCAGGGTTAAAATATTTGATTTTTTCCTGTATAGAATCATATAACATTGGTACTTCTTTCTTAATAACATCAAAATAATCACATTCAGATAGTAATCTTCTTAATATTAATTTACTAATACCTTCTTTTATTGTTTTTTCTGTTCTAGTAGTTTTTGCTTTTGGTTTTATTGGCTCAGATATCGTTGGTTTGATTTCATCCTTTATTATAGGTTCAACTGGTTTATCTGAAGGAATATCCGTAACTTTTATATCTTTAAAAATAACTCTTCTACAAGCCATTGCAGCAACTGAATAAACTTGAGCCTGTTTATTAGACGCAGCTGTATTTGATTGAGACATAATATCTTGATGGCAATCAACTGAGGAACCAAAAACCCCATTTGAGGTTTGTGGAAATGAAATTGTTTCAATTTCACCGTTGTCAGTATTCCCTTCAAAAATTAATGTTTTAGATTCTGTAATAAATTTCGCCAATTTAGTATTTTTAAAATATTCAATAACTGAATTTTTTCTTCTAACAGATAATGTAACATTATAATCATCCTGTGCCGGTGCTGATGCAGAACTAGCTAAAGAAATTTTAATAACACCTTTATTTTCACTCAAAATTTTAAAAGCATCCTCAATAAAACTATTATTAATTTTATTAAAATTATCTATAACCACATTATCAAAAAAAGATTTAACATTTCTATTAGTACTAACTATTGCAAAAGTTTTACTTGATATATCAACATATAGGTCTTGATTCACACTGTTTGTGTAGTTATCATAATCAGCTTTATATGTTGAATTAGGAATTGGGTTTTTTTTAGTGTTTGGTCCCGGAATATCATTATCAAAATAAAACCCTAAATTCTTATAACCATCCAATAAGTGAGCAACTGATGTGTCAGTATTTGTTTTTGGAATAGAATTACCAGCTGTACTACTATTAGTTACTGTACCCACAGAACCATTACTGTTGAATACTTCTTTTGCGGTATTTTTATCTAAATTAGGGTCATTTAATATCTGTTGATAAGTATATAAATCTTTAGTTGGTACCGTATTAAACTTTTTAGCCAATTCATATATATCATACTTAACACAACCAGCAAAAAATGAATCAATAATAGAATTGATTCTTTCTTTATTTTGACCTTTTAATTGTTTTTCAACAAGAACATTCATAACAGATGGATGGTCTACAATTATTTTCCAACTTAAAGTTCCCGTTCTATTAGAATCTTTATATGTATATATTGGTTCCGGTCTTCCTAAAAATGATGTTGGTGTCCAGTTAGCTGTACTATTATCATTAAATTTAATATCATATGGTGGAAACCACATAACTCTACCCCCATTTGGTCCTTTTTCACAAACAGGTAATTCATCATAAGTATAACCCTGTTTACTTGATGTTCTCCAAGCCAAATTCTCAATTGAGAACATATATTTTTTAGCATAACCCCCAATACCGTTAGGTCCATCAGCAATTATATTTGTTGAACCCGGATTTCTTGTTGGTGAAATATTTAAATTGAATGTGTTGTCTAATACCGAACCGGCAAATTGTCTTCCACTTGTTGTGATACCATCAACTTTTTGTAAATCATTATAAGTGTAATATGGTGTATCTTTTGTAAAAACTCTACAATATTCAATACCAGCTTCACCTCCCGTTGTTTGGTCTGTATAAGACACAACTTGAGAACCTTTAGTCATTTCTTTATACCCATCGTGGAATACTTTACTAACTTGATTGATAGCGTTACCAACGTGTTTTAATCTTGAAATACCTTGAACGTTATCAGCAGAATTAACTAATCTTTGAGTTTCATCTAAAATAGATGTTGATTTAAACACAAAATTAGTTGATTCATCACGAGTATAATTACTACTAATTAAATTAAACTCACCATCTAATGAACCTGAACCACCTCCCGGAGTTGCGTGAAAACCAGCATTTGATTTATATTTTGGTGATGTCCAAACAAATTGACCGTCAATACCTCCACCATCACTTAATGGTTTTGCTGCAAGTCCAAATTTAAGAGTATCTTGATTACCCTCATATAAAATACCTAATTCTGATGGTCCATATACCGGAACATCCTCTTGTTGTCCAAAAGCATTAACAGGAACTTGATTTGGGGGTGATGTTATTGATGAAGGTTCCGCACTTCTACTACCAACATAATAACCACCCACTAAAGTTCCATTAAATGGGTTTATTAAACTAACAATTGCTTGACCAACACCCAATAAACCGCCATAATTTTTATCGTAATTTGGTTGATATCGATTATAATTAATATTTCTAAATAAAACAGACCTTTGACCATTTCCTGTGTTTGCCAAGAATATCTCAGAAGGATTTCTTTTACTATTTAATATTGGCCCTAAAAACCCCCCCGTTAATTGATTAACAACATTTAATGCTGTTGATGTTTGTTGTGTTTGTCCATTTCTTGTGTTATCGGTAAAATAATCTCCAGGAATTAAAGATACCGGCCAATAAGCCCCCGCCAATCTTGTTAATAAATCAGCGGCGGCAGTAACAGGGTTTTCCGGTGATGTAATCTTCCAATTTTTATAAATTAACGGTTCTTGTCCGGTAATCATTAAACTAGCATCAAAAGGGTCTTGTAATGATTGTAAATTAACTTGACCCACTGTATTTATAAAAATTTCTCGATTAATTCTATCTTGAAATAACTTATTTAAAAATGTTGCTCCTAATCTAGCCAAATATGAATCCTGAGATAATGAACCATCACTACCAGTCGGATTATTAGACATTAAAATTGTATATGGTGAATACGATGAAGGAACAAAATTTGTAGGTAAATAAGGTTGATGTATAGGTTGTCCCAATATCTGAGTAGTAACCCCATACATATCATTAAAACCACCAACAGGTCCATAGTAGTTATCAATATAAGCGGCGTCAATAAAAAATTCATTGACTAAATCTAAAACAGTATCATTCGGACCATATTCACCTTGATTTGGTGTTACTGGAAGTGGGGGTCCATTAAAATTAATATTTAAATCATAACCACCATTAGGACCATATTCATTTAAAGGATATAGTAATTGAGCAAAAGGGTCATTAGTAATTAAATCATTTGGTGAATCAATAACATTAAAATTGTTTAAAGACACTTCCGTATCAATATCTGAGGCTGGTGGTGTATATACACCACTAACACTATACGGTGCTAAATTTTTTGCCAATAAAATATCTCTAAACGAAGAGGATGAAGCAAATGATAATGTACTATTTGACATATTTTTTTTCTTTTATTATAAATAGATTAATAACCCATTTTAAGTTACTCAACTCCATGGATTACCAACTTTATCATTTTTACCTGAATTCATTCCAAAATTAGAATTTGTAAAAGTTTCTTTAATTGATTGAGCAACTGCTTGAGAAACATCTGTATTATTTTTAAACGCTTCTACAATTGTTTTTCCATCAATATTTACCGGAGCAGTTACTGTAATATTATGAGTTAATGTTACATTAACATTTGATGGATTATTTGATGTTTGAGAGTTATTTGTAGTATTGTTACCTTTTGGTATACTAGAATTTGTTGGAGTGTTTCCTATTGGGGTTCCCGTACTAATACTATTAATCACCTTGAATAGGGGTACCTCATCTTTTAGTTTAGCCATTTGTTCATTAACATTTTCAAAAGCCGTACCTAATTCGTTAATAAATTTATTTTTAAATTTACTCAAAACATCACTTAAACTAGCCCCTGAACTTAAATCATTTATAATTTCATCAGCACCTTTTCCAATATTTTTCGCCGATAAATTTTTACCAGGGACTTCACCTAAAGCCTCACCAATTTTTCTACCACCTTTTAATAATTGACTACTTAGATTACTCGTAGCTAACCCTAAACCTGTTCTATCACCTAAACTGTTAATTGCTGCAGTAACATCTTGTATTGCTGATAATTGGTCTTTAGCCAATTCCTCCATCGATTTTGGTGCTGTGTTAGCCATTTTTTCAAGAGCGGCAACATCATCTTTATTTAATTCAGAAACAGCCTTTTCTTGAGAAGTACCTTCTTTATCAGTAAATTTAACCATATATTCACCACCCGTACCCATTTCTGCCATATTGGCAATCATTTTCTTTTGGTCTTCAGTTGCTGATGGAAAAGATATTTCTTTCATTTTTTTATCTAAATCAGCACTACCTAAGGCCATTTTGGTAAGTTGGTCGTAACCTATACCCATCGCACTTGAAATTTCTCTCAGTTGTCGTTTTGCCCCCGGCATAATTTCAAAATGTCCGTCTTTTCCAAGTTGAACAAATTGTTTGCTCATTTCAGCAATTTGATTCTGTAATTCAGCCGGGTCATTTTGAGATAAATCCATTAATTTTAATGGGTCAAGTAATGAACTTTGAGAAACACCTAATCTTTGCATCGCAGCAGCAATTTCAATAGCCCCCTCAGGATTAAACACTTTTTCAGCAAACCCTAATGTTTGAGACATATCAATTCTTAACGATGTCGCTTGTGCCGCCATTTTAGCCAAACCATCAACACCACCTTCAAAATTATATTTGTTAAGAGCATTCATATTTTTTAAAACCGTTTCAGAAACTGCTACAGCACTTACACCAGATTCTCGAGCAACATTAACCACTTTTAACATTTCATTTGTCGCCTTTGCGGATGATATACCCGCATCTGCCATATTACTAACAATCTCTTTAACAGATTGTCCCGTAACCTTCATCGTAGCATATAAATCTTCAGTTGTTTTATTAGATAAAATAACATTTCTACCTAACGCTAAGGAAGCTTCTTGTTGTGTTTTAAGAACATCCGCAATATCACCACCTAGTTTTCTAACATCAGTAACTGATTCTGCCATACTTTTACGCAAAATGTCGGACATAGCTTGACCTTGTCCAAACTGATGTAACATTTGACTAGCAGCAGCATCAAGTGTTAATACAACTTTAGCAATTGCTTCAGGACTAATATTAGAATATAAAGTTTCCCCTAATCCTCTCGATTTATCTGCGGGTGTTGTTGGGTCTATTGGGGTCGGCATAATTAAATGTATTTATAAATAAATACACCAAACATAGTTTTTAAATTACTAGTCTGGTGTGTTATTATCGATTAATCGGTTTATTAAATATTTTCGAACATATGTTGGCATCAAATGAAAATCCGAATATGAAACGTGTATTGATTGAGACAAATACAAGTATTCCTCAATCAATAATTGTCGGTGATTAGAAGAAAGGTCGAAAAAACTCCACCCCAAAGGCAATCTCGAAAGATACCAATTCTCCTGATGGGGCGATTACACTTCTTTTTAAATCCAATGACGGTTCATTTTCTTTTAAAAACTTTCTTATGTATTTTGAATCCATAATTGGTAAGGAATCAATAAATAAACTTATTTTTGTTCTATCAGTATTACCATCAATTTCAACAATATGTTTTAATAATTTCCAAGTAATTCTTGGCACTTGATGACCAACGGGATATTGTTCAGCCATTTTATCTAAATCAATTGTATCATTAAAAGTTGTTGGTTTTAATTTTACTGTAACACCAGTTTTTGGTAATTTAGTGGTAAATGTACCATCTTCATCCGGTTTAACATTCGTTTTTCTAAAATTTAACTCATCTAAAGTAATTGTACCAACAAATGGTTTATCAGTTCCTGGGTCAATTAAATTAAGACTATATTCTGAACCAAAAGAAGTATTTCTTAAAAAGATTAATATTGCCTCAACATCACCATCTAAAAGTTCTTCAGGACGTAAGTCGTGTTCGTACATTTTATTTCTCAATAATTTTAAAATAATGTTTTCACTACTACGACCAGCACCAATTAAATAATTTTCATCATTTGCTGTTAAATAACCAATTTTAACCGCTTTCTTTTTTGATTTATAAAAAACCCCATCTGTCGGTAATTGAACCATATCGTGTGGTAAGCTGAAATTTTGTGTTCCAGCATCTATTAAACTTTGTTCCATATAATTTTGTTTTTATTATAAATAATACGATATATTTTTTTAATATAAATAAAATACCCCCACATAATTAAATGTAGGGGTATTTTATTTTAATTTTTATAAATTAATAAACTAATACACATCTATCCATACGAATAGTTGTTGAAATTGTTGCTAATTGGTCTGAACTATACTGTAAAGCGTCAAAATTAACATCACTTAACCAAGAACCTTCTAAAATCCATTTTTCCACAACAACACCTGTTGGGTCTAACATCTCAAGGTCAATATTTTTTTTGTATCCCGCAGCATACCCCATACGACCTGTAACAGACTCAGCACATAAACGAACCCACTCCATAAGAGCTTGTGACGCTGAAGGTCCAATTGGGTCACGGAATTTAACATTCATAGTACCCCAAGTAAATCTACCAGCAACATAAGTTGAAGTATTTAAAAAAGGTATTTCAACGTCTTTGATTGTTATGTGTGGTCTAGCGGCAGATTCTACGAACCATTCGTTAATCCCTAATGTAGAAGGGAATCGTACAATAAACCTATTTTGTCTTTTCGGTTCATACGGTATGGGCATTTTCATTAATAAATCAGCCATTTTCTATTTGTTTTTTTAATTTTTATTTTTTATCTTGTTTATTATAAATATTACCTATTTAATTTTTTTTACTTGACTTTTAGAATTAAAATATCTATCATTCTAGAAATCCTAGTTTTTATATTAATAGTTTATTTAATAATTTTTATTTAATAATTTTTATTTATAAATATTTTAATATTCTTTTTTAATTCCTCCAGCGGTTGAATATGTTTTAATAATATTTTCTGGGTCTTGTTCAAAATGTTTTTTCACTACATCCACATTTTTTAAGTCGTCATCTGAAAAACCTATTTTAGGTACAAAATAATTATTTATTTTATTTTTTAAAAATGCTTCTTTTTGAATATAGTTAGATATATCTTTAACATACTCAACAAACTCATCTAATGCTTTGATTTTACCTTGTTCAGGATTTGTTGCGGAACCTTCTCCATAAGTTACAGGATAAAAACGACATAAATCTAAATATTCTCTAATCATTTCTCTTTTAGATGTGTTTTCTTCATCCGTTAAATCTCTATATTTTTCTAAATTTCTAACTAATTCATTAGAATTAATACCGTTGAAATTAGATACAATATAATTGTAACAAGCCTCTTTTAAAACTGAAGGTGTATGCCCTCTTGCTGTTACGATTGAGAATATTGAACCATTATTAATTGCTTCAACAAAATCCGGCCAAGCAGGACCTGGTTTTGCGGTCATTGAATCAACAATAAATTGTTTATCACCTTTAGTTCCAAACCATCTAAAAGGGTCGTTAGAGAACCCAACAATAGTGTGTCCTTCAAACTCAACTGGTTCTTTACCAATTTCTTCTCGATATGTTGCAAAATCTTCAGTTGACATTCCAACCTCATCACCATCTTCATCTTTTAATATTATCTTTGTCGGCATAGAAACAATATTATCGTCCCAATCAAAAGCGTAATACTTTTCATCCGGAGCACCTGTTTCGTCAATACCCTCTACAATTCTATTTTTTAACATAATTTTTAATTAAGGCTTAATTATGACCCACTATTACAATGGGTCATAATTTTTTTATTATATATTTTCAAAAGAAGCTCCGGTTGGAGTAATATAGAACGTAATGTCTATAAATTCTAATGATTTGGTTGGTTTGATATAAATCTTACCTGTCATTTGATTTCTATCTAAATCAGCAGTGTCTGAAGATACTGTAACTCGGAAATCATATAAACCTCTATCTCTTCTGATAGCGTCCAAGATAGGATTAACAGCATCTAAGAAATCTTGTCTTACTTTTTGGTCGTTTTGTTCAAACAATAATCTTACAGATACTGCTGAAATCAATTTACGAGCTTGAAGTAATAATCTTCTCACATTTATTCTATCAAGAGCGGATTGTGCTACTTGAAGAGTTTTATTACCCCAAATTACGGTACCAACATCAGAAAAAGTGGCGATTGGGTTGATACGACCTTGATAAAGGACATCTCTATCTTCTTGAGTAAGTTTCTTTCTCGCTTTGATAGCATTTACAATACCTCTTGTATAACCTGCTGCCGCGAACCAAGGGAACGCAATGTTATCGGTTAATGCCAAGTTTCTTACAACTTCTGCCGTTGGTGGTAAATAGATTTGTGTATTATTAACACTATCTCTAGTTAATACCCAAGGATAATAAGTTGCTGTATAATTAGAATCTACACCACTATCGTCCAAAACATTAACAGCTTCTTGAGGGTAAATTAAACCAGCGGTATCAGGTGTTGGTAAAAATAAATTACTATCAGCAGTCGTACAAATGTATAATGAATCAGCTCTATTGAACTCAATCATTTCAATTGCATCCCCAACTAAATCAGAATTATTAGTATAATCAATACCTGGTGTAACAAATAAATTAATATTAACTGCTTCAGGATTTGAGAATGTTTGTTGTCCTAATAAATAAGCGTAGTAATCAGAGTTACCCCAATCAACAGTATTATTTCCAACTTTAATTTGTTTAAATGCTCCCCAACCTGTTGCTGTAGGATATTTAATGTCCTGACAAGCACCGTTTAAGTAACCTCTTCTACCTAACTTAAATGTGTCGGTATTTGTTCTTGATTCTCTATAGATATCCCAACCATCAAAACCTCCTTGAACTAATACTGAGAACTTACGAGAATATATTCTGTAATAAGGACTTGTTTCGTCTGAAGGGTCTGTTGTGAATGTAGCGTCACCAACATAATATGCTGAAGTTCCACTAGTTGTATAACTATTAGAAATTGTTATACCACTTGCGTTTTTATCCATATGATAACCTTTAGTTAATGTTATCCATTCAGCAGCATCACTATCAATACATAAATTTAAAGGTCTTTGTTTTCCTTTATATTGGAAGAAATCAACGTCAAAACCAGCACCATTTCCTGTAGAAATACCTAAATATGTTTTACGAACATTATCACCCGGACTTAAAGTTGAGTTGTTACTTCCTGAACTTAATCCAAATGGTGGGTCAAAAACCACTTCTCCCGGATAATCGTATTTAGTTTTATAAATTGGAAATGGGGAATTTGATGAACCATATTGTCTAAATTTAAATCCTTGAAAACCACAAGGTAATGTATCAATAGGTGCATCTTCATTCATTTCTACCATTATGTATTTTGAATTTAATGCGTATTCACCATCTGTTGTTCCAATTTTTTGTCCCACAAATGAATTACTATTAGAATCCATAGTACAATTAGTAAATTTCTCAATTACTACCGGATTATTATCGGTATCATAAAAATCTCTAACTAACACGTCAAATGTTAAATTATTAAAAGACATATTAGATATTGATATTTTAACTTCCGTATTTGCACCATTACCGTCAGAAATGGTTGTAAATCTAAATAAGTTATATACTTTACTACCTCTAACTTCAGAAACAATCCACGGTGAAACCGGTGTTTGATATTTTTCTAAGTAATATGCTATAGATGACGAGGAATTAACATTTGAATTAGCTCTAGGTAATGATAGTAAGTCACAACTTAAACCTTTAATATATCCTTTATTATAACCGTAGTTCAATAATGTTTGAAATTTTTCCTCAACAAATAATGGTACTGTTGTTCTTGGTTTAGAGAAATTAGAAGAACCAAACACTTTTGGTAAGTATTTAGAATCCGATTCACTAAATGATGTTTCAAAGAAGAAACTATTACCATCTTTATCTATAACATTAAGACCAAATTCCGCAAATGGGTTTTTAGCAATGTTTGAATATGTTGAAGTAACACAATCAATAGTAACATCTGTTAATCCTGTAACTTCATAAGCAGGACCATTACTATCAGTACTATATGTTGCAATACCTCTTGAACGAAGTGTTGCAATAACCATATCGTCAAAATCAGTATAAGAGACACCTGAATAAACATAAATTTTACCACTAACCGTACCACTATAACAAGTAGTTATTGTTCCGGTATTATGAGAACCTGTATGACCTGTTGTCGCTGGATTACAAGGATTATCAACCGTAACATTAACGGTCCAATTATTCGTTGTTCCACTATCTTGGGACACTAAAACATATTGTTTAGTTCCCGCTGAAAAGTTTTGAGTACTACCTGAACTTTGTTGTGTAACACCACTAACCTTAACATTTGTTGTACAAGCACTAAACATAACTGTTAATGCCGTTAAACCAGATGTTGGTGTTCCTGATGGTAACACAACATCAATAGTATTAGTATTATAGTTTATACTACCTACAGTATTTGATACCGTTGCAGAACTAACTGATAATGAATAGAATGTTGCACAGTTTGAAGATGTTGAAGTTTGAGTTAAATCACTAACAACATTATAAAATGAAAAACCACTATATGAACCATTAGTATTATCAAATAAAGAGTAATACCAAGGGTCATTATTTGCATCAGTATAGTCCGCATTTGTTGAACTTACACTATCAACACCATAAACATTAGTTTCACTTGTGTATGTAGTACTTAATGTGTTATAATCAGAACCTGAAATTGTCCCGTAGTAGTTAATTGATGTTGCTGAAGTACTTGGAATACTAATAATATTAAATAATTGTGTTTTAATATTATCAGATATTGTTGAGGTACTTCCATTAAATGTTTCGTAAGTATCATTTAAATTACTTGATATATAACTAGTTACCCCCGATAATCCAATCGTATTTATATTACTGTTACATCCTGTGAAAGTAAATGTAAATGGTGTTATAGTATAACCCGTACATACATCCGCACATAATGTTACATCATATGTTGTTCCAGAACACTTAAACCCTACTGTTGATTTATCAACATTAGCGATTGTTTTAAAAGACCAAGATGGTCCTGCATCATATCCTGATAACCCCAAAATTCTCGTAACAAACAATTGATTAGATTGTTGTAAGTAAGCCTTTGCGATATATGATGCTTCATACTTCGGTATTTGTGTATTGATAAACTTCTCAGGGGATGTTCCCCCAAAAAAAGTTGAGAATTCATCGAAGTTACGTATAAAGATTGGTTCAAAAGCGGGACCTTTTTGTGTCTCACCAACGATACCTAATGTGGTTACACCCACACTTTGTGCTACGAAACTTAAATCAACTTCGGAAGTATATACCCCGGGAGATACGAATACTTTGCTGTTTGTTGCCATTAGTTTGTCTTGTTTATAATTTTATTTATATATAAATATTAAAAAAAAACCAAAATACTTTACTTCGTAGCAACTATTTATATTTTAGGGAGATTATTTTCTACCTTTTTTCTACTTATGGATAAAGACATCAAAA